CAGACACAACCAGCACAAACCAACCAACACAAGCCAGCGCTCGCCGGCATGTGCCAAGTGTGCGGCGGGGAGTGCAATCTGCGCAATACGCTGTGTGACAAGTGCGATGCCGTAATGAGAGGATGGCTCCGCGACTATCCGTCACGGATTCATGCCCTACGTGAGTTCCTGGACAGCACCGCACATTATGGTGGCCATCAGCCGGGCCGGACCAATTTGGCTTCGGCTCCGACGCCGGTCAGGTTGTCTGTGATCGACCATCTGCAGGAGATCGATGATTTGGCCGTCGCTCTTTGGCGGCGGTTGTATGCTCCGCCGGCCATGCCATGGGCCGATAGCAGGATTCATCCGTCCGCATCGAAGTGCCTGAGCGTCTGCGCGGATTGCAATCGTCTTTCACGATTGCCGGACATCGGTTTGATATGGCACGACTGGGAGCGATTGGTGCGCAAGACGATGAGCATCATCGACGTGCCACCATCCAGGCATGGCATCGGCAGGTGCCTGAATCCTCTGTGCGGCGTGGAGCTGACCGCCGAAATCGGCGCGGTAAGCGTTGACTGTCCGGTGTGCGGCAACACTTACCGCGTGGTCGACGTGCGATTGGGGTTCCTGCGGGAGTGCATCGAATCAGGCAGGGCGTTCACGGCGGGGGAGTGCGCGGAGCTGCTGCGCGAATGCGGGTTCCAGTGCAATGCGAACACGATTCGCTCGTGGCGTAAGCGCGGCAGGCTCCAACCGGTTGGTGAAAACGTGAAGGGGCAGCCGTTGTACAGGCTTTCCGACGTGCATGGACAGGTCATGCGACGCGACTCGATTTGACAAAATCGAAAGTGCAACGCAAAATTGTCAGTGGATTAGAGGGTTCAAACCGAGGTGACTTGGTTTGAACCCTCACTCATATCCGCCATGGATTCTCCTAACTCCCTGGGTTGCAGTCCCGTCCTGCCCGAACGGCATATCGGACACGCTCCGCCCACTCCCGTCAGAGTGGACATACCCCAATGTGGCAGGCAAGCCAATCCCGTGCTTCCGTGATGCGGTGAAGCTCAAATCGCCTGTCCATGCCTTCGTAGGAATCAGTGGTAGATCGTACCGGCCGCGAGTCTTTATTGGATTCTCTTCCTTGCGACTGCGGGGACGCGGGTTCGAATCCCGCCGAAGGCGCTGGACGCAAGGATAGCGAGGAGGTCAAATGGCCGATCTTGAGCGAATCATCATGGACGCGGTCGCCGACGCGCTGATAGATGTCGCCGAAGAGCTCGCGCCACAACGCGTCGCTGAGCTCAAGGCTTCGGCCGTGAAACCGTGCACGAGCGAGACAACAAGCGAGGCGATCGCCAGGATCGGCGGTCGCCTCACGTTGGGGAAAATCAAAGCGTCATCCGTTTAGGCCGAATACGAAACGGATGCGTCTTTCCATCCGGGAAACAGGTTCTCGAATTTCGCATTGGCGTCAACGTACTTGTTTGTTATGTCGAGCACCTTATGCTTCACCTCCGTTTCGTCCGCTATCCCGTAGAAGCAATGGCACATCTCTTCTACAACGGCAAGGTACGGGACGAGCGTGTCGTCCGGATTGAGTTTGCGCCACATGTGGACGGGGAAGACGAGAAACGTTTTCGTCGTTCCCAGTTCGTCTCCGTCGAGCTCGACGGAATATCTGCTGCCGGGAATGAACAGAAGCAGTGCTTTGTTGCGGATGACAGGTGGTTCCGTTTCGAAGCTTTTGGCCATGACGTTCAGTCCGGCTCCGATGGCCAGGATCTCGTTTGGCAGAAGTTCGACCGTCGACCGTATGTCGATTCTGTCGGCTAGCGATGACGGGATTTCAGGTCCGTCGATTCCATCAACGGCTCCGCGGATTCTCATGAGTTTCCTCCTTGTTTTTGCGTGGCCTTCCTCCGCCGACGCCGCGGCCGGGGCGTTGCGCGTTCCATTGGTCGATGGTCTCCTCGCGCCAGCCCCTGGCTTTGCCAACGATCACGTCGGGCTCGGGCAGCTTGTAGCGTGCCAGCGCGCCTTTGGTGATGCCGAGACGTTGCGAGACTTCGGTCATGCTCAGGTATCGTTTAGTCATCGTGGCGGCTCCCGGCGTATCCGGCGGCCAATCCCATGATCCCGGCCGCGAGGCCGAATCCTCCGCCGTGTTCGAGTCCGGCGTGCGTCATGCAGACGATGCCGAAGAGCATTGCGATGATGCCGAAGATGGTCGGTCTTTTCATGATGCTCATGGTTCCCTTGCTAGGATGGATGGACGGGGTTCCGGCTAGTACGAGTAGCCGGAACCTTTTTTACTTGTGCTTCGGTGGCTTTTTGCCTTCCCTCAGCCCGAGCCAGACGCTCACCGCTATGGCGATTATCTGGAGGATGGTGTCTATCCAGTCCTTGGGTTCCATGTTCACCTCCTTTCGTTTCCGCTTACATAACTATTATAACAAAGTATGTAAAGTATTGCAAGTCAGGCAAAAACGACACGCCGGAATAAGACATCCATGGTGAAGACAGCACGAAGCACTACAAGGCGGTGACCACATGCCAAGAACCCGCAAAACCACACGCCAATTCGAAAAATACAAGGCCGCATTCTTCACACAATGCAAGGCACAGCATGCAGTCTGCTGGCTATGCGGAATGCCAATCGACTATGCGGCCACGAAGAACACCACCGATGACAGCTTCAACCTCGACCACATGTTCCCCGTCAGCAAGCATCCCGAACTCCAATTCGACCCAGCAGGCTTCAAACCGAGCCACACCAGCTGCAACCGCTTGAGAGGCAACCAAGATCCGCCAGCGCCAATCGGAACACTAAGCAGGCAATGGATTAAGACAGCATGAGCAAGGAGACAGCAATGCAACAGCCAGTCAACCTAACGCTCACCGCAGAAATTAACGACAAGACATTCCCAATCAGCAGCTTCACGGTCAACATTCCAGTGCACGTCAACAGAACATACCGCTACGAGGTTATCGACTCCGAGCGTGCCATCGCCAAGCTGATGCCACCAAGCACAAACGAACTCATCAAACGCTTCAAAAACGCAATCAACGCATTCCAAACAGCATTCGAAACCGACCCAAACGGGGTAGGGGCGGTGAAATCGTAAAACCAACGCGATGGGGGTCTACGTCCCGCGTGGTTGGTCTCCCTCTCCCCGATGAGTGAAATTGTTGGCGGGTCGCGCGCGATGGCAGATTAGGGGGTGTTTTCGATGGGTGCGAAGTTTCCGAGTCGGAATGTGGCGGAGGCGTTGGAGCGTTCGTTGAAGAACGCTGACCTCAAGGCTGTGAATTCTGCTGTTGTCGCTGCGGCTCGCGTGTTGGCTGAGCGTATCGATTATCTGACGTTCTCCGGTTTTGTCGATGAGAACGGCAAGCTCGACAACGTGTCGCTGCCGACGTTCCTGAAGTATTGCCAGAGTCTCGGCCTTACGGTGGATGCTCCGGCTAAGGTTGGTCGGCCTGCGAAGCCGAAGGTTGAATCGAAGCCGGAGGCGCGTAAGAGCGACAAGGTTGTGCAGATGGAAGATTTCATGAAGCGTTTCGGCTAGGAGGCGTTCGATGGTGTCGGAAGATTTGAGTGTTTTCGGTGCCATCGATGATGAGAAGCATGGTGTGACCCTGCCGCGTATTTATACTCCGCCGCTTCGCCCATTGGACAAGAACACTTCTAATGGCTTCGCTGTGATCGCGTTCGCCGAGATCATGCTGCACGTGCATCTCTATCCGTGGCAGTGCTGGCTGCTGGTCCATGCCTTGGAATTGCTGGAGGATGGCAGCTATCGTTTTCGCAAGGTGATTGTGCTTGTGGCCCGCCAGAATGGCAAGACCACGCTGATGGGTGTGCTTGCCGCGTGGTGGCTTTTCGTGGATTCGAACAAGCACCCGGATAGGGTGCCGCCCGTGAAGTTTCTCGTGGTCGGTGCAGCGCAGACGTTGGACAATGCGAAGGGCCCGTACAATCAGGTCAAGGAGTGGTGCAATCCTCAGCCTTCGACTGATGAGGAAGCGGATCTGGTGATTCCGGATCTCGCCGCGATGACGCAGAAATTCGTCAACACGAACGGCGAGGAGGCGATCATCACCCGCTCGAAAGCCCGGTATATCGTCCGCGCTGATAAGAATATTCGCGCGAAGAGCGCTGCACGTGTGGTGTTTGATGAGCTTCGTGAACAGCATAATGACGATGGCTGGAACGCTGTCAGCCAGACCACGAAGGCAGTCTGGTCCAGCCAGTTGTGGGGCATTTCCAATGCTGGCGACTATCGGTCTGTGGCGTTGCGCAAGCAGGTGGACAAAGGCCGCAAGCTCGTTGACGAGTGGACGCGCCTGAGCGCCGACGGTGGCAATCCGGCCGACGTGTTCCTGTCCGGCGAGCAGGACGGCTCTTTCGGCTATTTCGAATGGTCTGCGCCTGACAAGTGTCCGGTGGATGATGCCGACGCCATCCGGCAGGCTAACCCGTCGCTCGGCTATGGGCCGATGACCGTCATGAGCGTCAGATCCGACATTGACGGCATGACCGAGGCCGCGTTCCGCACCGAGGTCCTGTGCCAGTGGGTCACTGCTGACATCATTCCTTTCATCAATCCGAAAATGTGGGCCAGCGGAATCGACTCGCGTTCCACGATTCCTGACGACAGTCGTGTCGTCCTGTCCGTGGACACGTCGGCTGACCGTAAGACCACGTATGTGGCCGCCGCCGGAATGCGTGTGGACGGGTTGCCGCATGTCGAGCTGATCGCCCGCCGTGACGGCATGCTGTGGGTGCCGCATTATCTCGACCTTTTGCAGGAGCGTTGGCCGCATATCACGGAGATCGCCGTGCAGGGCAAGGGCTGTCCGGCCGTGGACTTCATCGACCCGTTGACCGAAAAAGGGTGGACGGTGCATCTCATCGAAGGCTTCCGGTTGGGCGCGTGCTGCGGTCGTTTTCACGATCGCGTGCGTGAGGGGAAGTTGCGGCACCTGCCGCAGCCGGCCATCGAACAACAGGTGAGCGTGGCCGTGTCCCGGCGTCTTGGCGAGGTCGAGGTGTGGGACCGCACCAAGTCCGCATTGCAGATTTCCGGATTGGTAGCCGAATCGCAGGCATTGTACGCGTTGGAGACCATGCAGGCTGTGGATGTCGAACCGGCGAAGGCTTCCGCCTATTCGGGACATGGATTGATGATTCTTTGATTTTTTGAAGCGATTGGAGGTGTCTTATGGGCCTTTGGAGCGCCTTGAGGAACGTTTTCCAGCCGCGCTACAGCATTTCCTTTGATTTGTCTGACCAGATGGCCGTGATTCAGGGTCAGACGGAGGCCGAGCTTTTCAAGACACAGCCGCATTTGCGTACCGTGATTACTTTCCTGGCACGGAATGTCGCTCAGGTCGGTTTGAAGGAATTCGAGCGTGTCAGCGACACGGACAGGCAGCGTGTGACCGATGATGTGCTGATAAATCTGCTGAAGCAGCCGAACGGCACGATGACGGGCTATGAGTTGATGCGTCAGCTTGTGGCCGACTTGGCGCTTTACGACAACGCCTACTGGGTGGTCGTGCAGAATCCTGATAGGGATGTGGACAAGTTCGGTAGCTGGCAGATTCAGCCGATTCCGCCATGCTGGGTGCAGGCGAAGCTTGATGGCAGCGTATTCCAGCCCGCCTACTATCGCGTTTACCCGAATCTGGGCACGTCATATTACGATGTGCCTGCTGATGACATGCTCGTTTTCCATGGATGGAACCCTGATGACCCGACACAGGGCGTGACTCCGGTGCGTGCCTTGAAGGACATCATCAACGAGCAGATTCAGGCATGGTCGTATCGCACTCAGGTGTGGAAGCGCGGCGGCCGTATCGGCAGCGTGCTGGTGCGTCCGAAGGATGCGCCGGAATGGAATGACGCCGATCGCGAGCGTTTCAAGCGCGGGTGGAAGGAATTCACCGACAAGGGTGCTCAGGCCGGTGCCACGCCACTGCTTGAGGATGGCATGGAATTGAAGCGTTTGGGCTTCAATGCTCGCGAGGAGGAATTCAGCGAGGTCACGAAACTGTCGCTGTCCACCGTCGCAAGCGTCTACCACGTCTCACCTGTCATGGTCGGCATCCTGGACAACGCGAATTTCTCGAACACCAAGGAATTCCGCAAGATGCTGTACTCTGAGACGCTTGGCCCGACCATGCGCATGATCGAGGACAGGATAAACACTTTCCTCGCTCCGAAGGTCGGTGCGCCGGACGCGAATTACATCGAATTCGACATCCGCAGCAAGCTTTCCGGCGATTTCGAGGAACAGGCTAGTGTGATGAGCACTTCGGTCGGCGCTCCGTGGATTACACCGAACGAGGCGCGAGCCAGTCAGAACCTGCCGCGCGTCGAGGGCGGTGACGAACTGGTGGTGCCGCTCAATGTCACCAAGGGCGGCCAGTCAAGTCCACAGGATGGCGGTGACCCGTCCCGTCCAGCCGACCGGTCGGCCATCGAATCGGATGATGACGAGAAAACAGCGGCCATCGTCGGCATGTGGCGTGACCGATTGGAAAAGAGCGTCAGATCACGGTTTGGTGCCGGTATGGGAGTCGATGACATCAAATGGCTCAAATGGCAGAACGAACTGCAGGCAGACCTGACCATCAAAGCCGGGCTGGGGCAGTTCGACGCCGGTGTGAGGGCATTGCAGGAGACGGAGGACATGCGCACGCATTTCAAGGAGGTGCATGATGCACTTTAAGGATTTCGATTGCCGATTCAAAGCCGATGGCGAGGACTCGGCACTCAAGGATGGCGAATTCATCGCCTACCCTTCCACTTTCACCCGCGAACCAGACTGCTACGGTGACGTGGTGGCAAAGGGCGCATTCGACAAGACCATCAAGGAATGGCAGGACAGCGGCAACACGCTGCCTGTCCTGTATGGGCATCGTATGGATGACCCCGATTATAACATCGGCGGCGTCGATTCGATGGGCGAGGACGATCACGGCTGGTGGATCAAAGGCCATTTCGATATGGACTCGCCGAAGGCCGCGCAGGTCTACCACCTGATCAAGGAAAAGCGTCTCAGCCAATTGTCCTTCGCGTTCGACGTGATGGACGAGGGCGAGGTGGAGCTTGATGACGGTACCAAAGCCAACGAATTGCGTGAGCTGAAGGTGTATGAGGCGTCCTTCGTGCCTGTCGGCGCGAATCAGGATACCGGCATCGTGGACGTGAAGGACGCGCTGCGCCGGTTGAAGACCGGACGCACCCTCTCACAGAAGAATCTAGACATTCTCTCGCAGATCGCCGATGACCTGACCGGTCAGGCGAAGAAACTCAAGGATTTCGTGGCTGAGAACACCACTCAGTCCGACAACAACAATGACAATGACCAGAGTGACGATGCGAAGGCATCGGATGCCGGTGCAGCCAAGAACGAGGAGTCCGATGTGGCCAAGTCCGAGGAGCCGGACGGTTTTTCCGAAGCGGAAGCGTTGCAACTCGCAATCAAGATTGCCCAAATTGGGCGGGAAGGGGAGTGACCGTAATGGCATCTCTCAAGGAAAAGCGAGCCGCGCTTGTCAAGCAGCTCGAAGAAAAGCAGGGTCTGCTGGCCGCTGGCAAGGCTGATGGCGACACCATCGCATTTGTGAAGAGCGCGCTGGCCGAGGTCGAGGGCATCGACCGTCAGTTGGACGGCATGAAGCAGTCCGATGATCTGCTCGCGCAGATCGGCCAGCTCAACGCCAAGACCGGCGTGCAGCATGTTGGTGGCTCCGACGCCATCCACGCCAAGAGTATCGGTGATTATTACGTCAAGTCCATGCAGAATGCTGGCCTTGACGTGAAGTCCGCCATCGCACGCAACTTCGAGGTCGAATACAAGGCAGCGGATGATACTCACGTGGAAGGCGCGCCGTCCGAAGGCTATGCCCCGTATCTGACGCAGATCGACACCCAGCCTGCTCGACCGTATCAGCGTCCGCTGGTCGTGGCCGACCTCTTCGCTTCCGGTGCCGTCAGCGGCAACCTGATCGAATACCCGGAATTCAGCGAGCTTGAAGGCAACGCCTCCACCGTCGCCGAAACCGGAGCAGCCCCGCAGGTCCATTGGAAGGAACCTGTGTGGAAGCAGGACAAGATCAGCACCGTCGCCAGCTTCTTCGCCATCAGCGACAACATGATGGACGATCTCAACTGGATTGTGTCGGAAATCAACAACAACGCGCAGTATGACCTGAAGCTGGCGGAGGAAAACCAACTCCTGTCCGGTGATGGCACTGGTAATGATCTGAAGGGTCTTTTCAATCGTGAGATTCAGACGATGGGCCAGGATGAGCTGTCGGACGCCGACCGTCTGTCCAAGGCCAAGCTGTACATCACGCTGAAAACCAATTATCAGGCTGACGCATTCGTCCTTAATCCGGTCGATTTCTGGAAGCTGACCATCGCCAAGAACGCGGAAGGCTCTTACCTCAACCTGACTAACGGTTCCACTTTGTGGAATGTTCCCGCAATCGCTACCGCCGCCATTGCCGAGGGCACCGCGCTGGTCGGTGCCTTCAAGAGCGCCGAGCTTTTGCGCAAGGGTGGTCTGGTCGTGAAGATGACCGACTCGAATGCCGATGATTTCCTGCACTTCAAGCAGACCTGCCGCATTAGCGAGCGTGTCGGCCTGCAAGTCAAGTATCCGAAGGCCTTTGTGAAGGTCACTCTCGGTAAGGCGGCCTGATCATGACGCAGAAGTATGTGCGCTTCGTCACCCCGAAAGAGGCGAACATCGACAAGACGCAGGACGTGGCGGAGCTTGTGGCGCTTGATGCCAAGGGCAAGCCGGTCACTATCGGCGGTGCCGCCTCTCTTCCGGTGGCGAAGAATGTGTCCAAGGCCGCAGGCGATGCGCCGACCAAGCAGGAATTCGATGCTCTTATCGATTCTCTGGTGGCCGCTGGCCTGATGGCAGCCAAGTAAGTGATTGGGGGTGCGGCATGACTGCCGTGATTGGTGATCTGATTCCAAGCGCCGACTCTTTCCAAGTCGATGCCGTTTTCAAGATGCATGCCGCTCAGGCTGCGATTCGCCGGTATTGCGGCTGGCATGTCGCGCCTTCCGTCACTCGTACGATTCGCTTGGATGGGCATGGCGGTGATTCGCTGCTCTTGCCATCCAAGCATGTGACCGCGCTTTCGAGTCTCAAGCTTGATGGCGTGGAACACGTGCAGGATGCGCGGTACAGCGAGGCCGGGAGCCTTGTGCTGGTCAATGGCGCCACCTTTCCCGATCTGCCGGGGAGTGTGGAAGCGACCATTACCGATGGTTGGGATTTGGAGGATGTGCCGGAAGTGCAGATGATTCTGCTGGACATCGCGTCTCGTGTGATGCAGGTTCCCGGCACGGTGTCAGCTCAATCCACGAATGGCAGCAGCGTCACCTATCGCTCCGGCTCCGATGGTGGTGTGCCTAATGTGGCGCTTTTCGAGTCGGAGAAGCGCACGCTGCAGCCCTACCGCTTGACGTGGGGGGTGAAGCCGTGACTTCCGCATTGGATTATCTCGGCGGTGGTACGTCTTTCAACATGCCTGGCGCGACCAAGTGGCGGCGTTTGCGTGCGAAGAAGGTCATGGACCGGTATTCGGGCGAGTTGACTGGTGAGGATTGGGATCACCCGGACGTGCTGGAATTCCATGGTTCGCTGTCGAGTTCCAGCAGTATGAGGACTCCTGATGCTTTGCGTGAGGAGACCACGAGCACGGCATATCTCACTGCTCCTGACCCGTCTTTGGATGTGATGCCGGGTGATCGTATCAGGGCGATGCCGGATGATGGACGCTGTTGGGAGGTGTCCGGCTATCCGTCGCGTGATGCCAATGCTTTCACTTCGTGGCGTCCGACGATTGAGATTCCATTGAGCGAGTACAGGGGGTGATGGTCTTGGGTGTGATGGTCAAATTCAACGACAAGTATTTTGACGAGCTGATGAATTCGGCTGGCGTCAAGGCCATGACCCGCAGGGCCGCCGAGAAGACGCTCGAATATGCGAAGGCTCACGCTCCAGTGGACACCGGCGCATACCGTGACGGCCTCCAAATCGAGGAGGTCAAGCATGCGCACCGCACCACATGCATGGTGGTCGGCACCGATCCGAAGACCCTGCTCGTGGAGTCGCGGACCGGCAATCTCCGCAAGGCGCTCAAGGCTGGCAAGTCATGACGGCAGTGCTACCACCAGACCTCGAAACATGGCTGTGCGCTTACCTCCGTGGCAAGCTGAAGCCATCCTACGGCAAGATTCTCGTGCACATTCGAGAGCCGGACGATTACGACGGCTCCTATCCTCTCGTGGTCGTGCGTGACGATGGCGGCAGCCAGTCCAATCGCGTGCTCTTCGACCGCAGCATTGGTATCACCGTGCGTTATGGCAGTCGCACTCTTCCAGGTGATTGTCGTGATCTGGCGGCGAAAATCTACGGCCTGCTCACAGACCCCGCGATTTGCCAGCTTGACGGGTCTCCGATCGCGGCAGTCGAGGAGGACGGGTGCAATGGTCCGTATTTCGTGGCCGAGGACGCGAATATCGCCAGATGCTATCTGACTCTCGAATTCTCCACCATTGGGGAATTCCGATAATTCAATAATTTTTAAGGCGTTGAAACGTTGTGTTTCAGCGCCTTTTTGTTTGAAAGGACAAAAATATGGCAGCTGATTCAGCAGGCAATGACCTTAGCGCCGCGAAGATCGTGGTTACAAGCGCCTACCGTTTCGCACCCTATGACGCGACCCAGAAGCTGACCGCCGATCTCATCGCGCCGACCGTGGCCGACGTGAAGACCGGCTTGGACAAGATTTTCAGCAAAGGCGGTTTCGTCGGCCTCATCACCGAGGATGGCGCGCCGCAGCCCGGCCGCGACGCCGATGATGCGATTAAGTTCCACCAGCCTGGCTACAGCGTTAATGGCACGGCTTCGCTGACCGAACAGTTCACCGTGGCCGAGGATAACGACATCACGCGCCAGATGACCATCGGAACGCCGGACACCAATGGCGTCTATCACGTGACCGATGTGATCCAGGACGGCAAGTGGTTCTGCTACAAGGAGACCGTTTTCAAGAACGGCACGCACCGCCGTCGTCTGGGTGTCGTGAATCTGACCAGCAACGAGCAGGGTCAGGAGACCTCCGGCAAAAACACCGGTGACGCCTGGACCATCGAATGGATTCAGGATGCCGCCTGCGATTCCGGCAACAGCAAGTATTTGGAGTCCTTCGTGACTCCGACTGTTTCATCCGATTCTCATACCGGCGATCATCAGGCTGACGGTTCCGAGTCTCAGCCGGTCACCGACTGACATTGATTCTTCCCAGCATGTGTTTCTTTCTTCCTTTCTTCGCATGTGCTGGGATTCTTCCTCTTCATCCATGAACGTAAAGGAATTTTTCATAGTCGTTTGAAAGAAGGAAGCAATGACCAAGAACACCGTGATGCCGTGCGCCGCCGATTTCGACGTCTGGACTCAGGAGGACGAGGAGAAGGCGCTTGAAGCGTCGGCCGAGCGGATGAAGGTGAAGCACCTCATCAAGGACGGCAGCGTATGGTTCCTCGCACCGCACGGCCACATTTACAAGCTGCCTCTGAATCTCAGCATCGATGATTTCGTGCGCCTGTCCGACCTGCAGTCCAACACGGAGCAGATCCAGACGTTGAAGGAGATTCTCGCGGCTTTCGCTGGCGAGGATGCGGCCAAGGAGCTGGCGAAGGAGCCGGCAATGGTCCCATTCAACATCCTCAACGATTACGGCGAGCTGCTTGCGAAGATTCAGGGCGTGGAATTGGGAAAATCGTCGGTTTCTGCCAGCTCCTCCAAGGAGACGCCGGCAGTCGAATAAGGGCCGATTTCGCGGCTCGCGGGTGGAGTCTGCAGGCCGATTTGGGCGGCAGACTCCGTTTCGCGGACGCGATCGCCTTGTGGGAAAACCTCTCGGCCGATCCGAACACTTACACCGGCATGACTGCGGTGCATATGGTGCTGCCGATGGATGCGACGGCGATCATTACCGCGATTCAGGCTGGCGGCACGTCGATTCTTGGTGACCTCGCGCCGGAAAAGGTTGGGAAGAAGCATGTCGAGGTGACCGATGAGGAGCGTCGTGAGGCTTTGGAGTCGATGAGCAGCATCTTCGGCTTCAAAAAAAGTGAATAGAGGAGGCTGTCATGGCTGGCGGTAGCGAGCTGGGTTCCGCGCATGTGAGCATTTTCCCGCAAATGAAGGGCTTCCGCCAGAATGTGGCCAAGGAGACCGGTAAGGCCGTCTCCGACATGAAAAACTCCTTCACGAAGGGTTTCAATGGCGCGCAGCAGGGCAAGCAGATCGGCAGCGCTTTCAAGTCCGGTTTCAATAGTGGCGCCGCCAAATTGAATTCCGAAGCCCTGAAGTCCTTCAAAAAGGACGTGGCTCAAGCCTCGCAAAAGAATACTGACGCCTTGCTGAAATTCAAGGCGGCTGGCGTGCAGGTGCAGGCCGCACAGGAGAAACTGAACGCCGCCACACAGAAATATGGTGCTGATTCGACTCAGGCTCAGGCTGCGGCCATCAAACTGGAGCAGGCGCAGATCAAGCAAAAAGCGGCCGCCGACAATCTCAAGGCGGCGTCCGACAACCTCAAGACGGCGCAAGGACGGCTCAAGGATCTTGAGACGCAATTGGCCGCCGAGGCGGACAAGTCGAAGAACGCGTTCAGCCGTATGGTTTCCGGCTTCGCGTCAACCGCCCAGCAGATCGTCGGCAAGATTCCTGGCGTGAACGCGGCGGTGCAGAAGATCAGTTCGACGGCTGGCGAGGTCACGTCCAACATCAAAAGCAAGTTCTCGGCCGCTTGGAATGCGCTGCCGGAGGGCGCGCGTAATGCGGCCGCGAAGGCCGGTAATGCGTTGCATTCGGGTTTGAGCAAGGCTTCCGGGTTCGCGTCGAAGGCTGTGAGCGGTATCGGCAAGGCGGCTAAGGGCATGGCCACCGTCGTGTCCGGCGCCGCTGCCGCCGCTGGCGGATATCTGGTGAATTTCGGCAAGCAGGCCGTGGATGCGGCGCTCAAGGCCGGTGAGGTGACCGCGAAATTCCAGCAGGTCGCCAAGAACAATAACTGGAGTGATGAGGAGCAGAAGTCGCTGCTCAGCCTGAATAAGACGCTTGGACAGACCGGCGTTATATCCGGCGGCACCTTGAAGGCCGCTCAGGCACAGCTCGGCACTTTCGCGCTGACGGCCGATCAGGTCAAGACGTTGACGCCCGCTTTGGCGGACATGATCGCCAACAATAAGGGGTATAACGCGACTGCGCAGGATGGCGTGCAGATAGCGAATCTGCTTGGCAAGGTCATGACAGGCTCGGCTACCGCGCTGAGCAAATATGGCGTGACCATGACGGACGCGCAGAAGAAGGTCCTTCAGGAGGGTAGCGCGTCCGAGAAGGCCGCGATGGCCGCGAAGGTCCTGGAAGCGAATTTCGGCGGCATCAACAAGGCCCTGGCGGACACGCCGCAGGGCAAGATGACCATCCTACAGCATGAGATCGCTGGATTGAAGACTTCGGTCGGCAATGATCTGATCGCGGCTTTCGGTGGTGTCGGTGGCGCGGTCATCAAGATGGTGCAGGCCGTCGAACCGCTCATCACCGCGTTTTTCGACAAGGTGGCCGCACTGGCCGAGAAGATCGGCCCGCCGCTTGAAAAAGTGTTCGGCGCTGTCGCTGACAAGATCAGCAAAATCAATTTCAGCGGCTTCACGGGCCAATTGTCTGGATTGTCCGGCCCTATCGCAGCCGTGACTGGTCTGCTTGGCGCGGCTGGTCTTGGCGGCGCTTTGAGCGGATTGAGTGGCGTGCCGGTGATTGGCGGATTGCTGTCGAAGTTCGGCGGCGTCCTGAGTGGTCTTGGTGGTCCTGTCACTTTGGTGATTGGTGCTCTGGCCGGCCTTATCGCCACGAGCCCGCAATTGCGCAGCGAATTCGGCACGATGCTGCAGAACGTTTTCGTCAGCTTGCAGCAGGCATTCCAAATGCTTCAGCCGTCGATTCAGACGCTCATGACGGCTTTGAGTCAATTGGCGGCAGCTGTCATGCCGGTAATCACCAATCTCGTCGGCCAGATAATCCCGTTACTGACGCCGATAATCTCCACGCTTGTGGGTGCTTTGGTGCCGGCCATTCAAGGCATTCTGACCGTGGTGACCACCGTCATTCAGGCGATAACTCCGGCCATCCAAGGAGTCCAGCCGGTTGTCACGGCGGTGGTCGCGGCCATCACGGCTGTGATTCAGGCGCTCATGCCGGTCATCTCGCAGATCAGCAGTCTCATCACTGACGTGGTGGCTGCCATCACGCCGGTGATTCAGGGCCTTGAGCCTTTGGTTACGACGGTGGTGCAGGCGATTACCAGCGTGATTCAGACTCTGGTGCCGGTGATTCAAGCTCTCGCACCATTGGTGTCCACCATCATTTCCGCGATCGTCGGCTTTATCAGCTCGACATTGCTGCCGACCATTCAAGCGATGCTGCCTTTCATCCAGGGCATCATCGGCGGCATCACGATGGTGGTCAGGGGCATCGTCAATGTGATTCAGGGTGTCATCAATCTGGTGACCGGCCTGATTCATGGCAATTGGAGTCAGGCGTGGAACGGCTTTAGTCAAATTGTGCATGGTGTTGTGCAGGGCGTGCTCGGCTTTTTGGGTGGCATTGGCAGTGCGATTATCGGCATCTTCGCTGGTGCTGGCACGTGGCTGTGGAACGCAGGCAGTGCGATCGTCAATGGTCTGCTCAATGGTCTGAGGGCGGCTTTCGGCAAAGTGAAGAGCTTTGTGAGTGGCATCGGCGATTGGATCGTCAAACATAAGGGCCCTTTGAGCTACGACAAGGTGATGCTTAAGCCTGCTGGTCTGGCCATCATGCAGGGCTTTGACAAGAGCCTTAAGGCTGGCTGGAAGGACGTGCAGAAGACCGTGAATGGTATGAATGCTCAGATCAATGGCGGTTTCGAGGTGGATGCGTCGAAGTCTGGTCGTGCGAATGTCAGCAATGGCGGTGGCGGTGCCACGTATGTCACGCAGACGTTCAATTATCCGGCGATCGCGCCCACGTCGATTTCGACGCAGCAGAAATTGCAGACGGCGGCAATGCCGCAATGGTGACAAGTGGAAAGGGTGGTAGTCGATGATTCTCACGGATTATCTCATCGAAGGTCAGAATCTGACCGGGGACAATGCGAGTCTGATTGTCGGCACCACCCATTTCACGAGCATCAGCCCGCGCATTAATTCCGTGACCGTGAATGGTCGGAATGGTGTGATGCTTCCTGCTGGTCCGGTGGCTTTCGATGCGCCAGAAATCACGCTGAAATTCATCACCAATGGCCCTGACTCCGACGTGCTGATGCATCGCTTCTATAGGCTCTGCCGTTTGGCTTCCAAGCTGACTCGCGTGGAGCGTGACACGGTGTCCGGTTGGACTCGGCGCATGACCGCTAGCGCGGTATGCACGTCCTGTCAGCCGGACGGTGACGAGATTCCGTGGGATGACCACCGCGCGGCCACCGCCGTCTTCCAATTGCCTGACGTTTATTGGCAGGGGGAGCAGTGGCAGGAGCGCACCTTGGACGCGACTGGCGGGCGTCTCATGGCCGGTGGTGTCGATAAGCCCAGTAACAAGGGTTATTGGACACGGTGGGCTGGATTGCCGAACGCCTCGCCCTCGCAGCTTTTCGACACCATCCCCGAGGGATGGCTTTCCAATGCGCCAATCGGCACGCTGGTATTGCGCTTCGGTGCCGCAACCGCCGTCACGATCAGTGACCCGGTGAGTGGCACGAATCTGCTGTGGGGTGGCAAACGCGACGCCTCACGACCTTACCTTTTCGTCGATGTGGCCAATCGCAAGGCGTGGACGGCGGCCAATGCCGACGCATGGTCGGGCGGCACGGATGCGACGAATGGCATCGACTGGACCACGGAGCCATTGCAAGTGTGGCCCGCGATCGATTCCGGCGATTATCGCCTCGCAATCAAACAGACCGGCAGCGCCGACAAGGTGACCTGCCGGTTTTTGCAATCCTGGGAGTGATTCATGGCAAAGACTTTGCACGCGCGTCTCGTGGCTTATCGTCCATTCGGTGAGCGCATCGGTGTGCTGGCGGAGCCGGTGAGCTTCAGCGCGTCCATGCTCCACAATGACGATGGCGCAATCAGCATCGAATATTCCCTGCTGTCCGGTGACGCTCAGGCTTTCGACCGCGAGCTTACGGACGGCCTCGAAGTGGCCGTGGAAGTGTCGGACGGCAGCGGCTTCAATGAGCCGGACAATGCGCGTTTCGTCATCACCGGACGCTCCGGCAAGACGGATGACCGCACCAAGACCATCACCTACAGCGGCCAGTCTATAAGCTGGCTGCTGTCCAAGGCCGAAAACAACGATTCGTCGCACCTCATCACTGACGGGGACAACAAGGGCAAGCGCCCCTTCTACAGCTCCAATCCGGGCACGATTCTCAAGACGCTGCTGGACGAAAACCGTCAGCGTGGTGGCGTGGCCACTGGTCTGACCTTGGGATTCGACACGGCCAAGGACTCTGCTGGCAGTAATTGGGCAAAAAAGTACACTCTGTACTATTCTCTTGGCACTGATTTGCAGACCATCCTGAGCGCTCTTGTCAATGGTGGCGGCTGCGACTGGCGCACGTCCGGCAGGACGCTCAAGCTTTGGAATGCGGATAGCACCGCATTGAGCCGTGACCTGAGCAAGAGCGTCGTGCTCCAGCTCGCGCGTGACATCAGCGAAGCACCATTTGAGGAATCCATCGCGGATCTGGCCAGCACTATCCTTGTCGAAGGTGACAATAATCTGCTCTTCCGCATGGATAATCCGGCTGCACCGATGCCTTGGGGCAAGTGGGAGTCCTACAGCTCGCAGGGCGGCGTGTCAGATAAGGACACTGCCCAGGCATTCATGCAGAGCACTTTGGATGATGCGGCTCGTGTGCGTGGTCAGTACACGCGCGACCTCATCACATCCGGCGTAGATAATCTTCCGCTCATCGACTTCCACGCCGGTGACTGGATTACCGCCCCAACCGTGGCTCACGGCGAGAAGGTGCGCGTGCAGGAAATCGACCTGAGCATGCGCCAGAATGAGGGCTTATCCTGCTCAATTGCTCTGAATGATATTAAGTATGACGCTTCGGTGCGTCAGGCGAAGAAGATTAAGGGCATTACCGGTGGTGCCGCGTTGGCCGGTAGCGAGGGCGGCACGACCGCCTCTTCCGACCGTGACCATCGCGTGCCGAAAGCGCCGCAGGGTCTCATCGTGCAGACCGATGCCTACATCGGCTCGGACGGTTTCGCCCACGGCTTGGCCACCGCCATGTGGTCCGCAGTGACCGAAGCGACCAATGACACGGCCATTGAGATCAGCAATTACGCCGTCGAGTGGCGCAAGCATGTGGATGGTGCGCCGTGGCATTCGGCTGGCACGACCGATAAGACGCAGCTTGGCTTCGGTGGCCTTGATTGTGGCACGCAAATCGAGGTTCGCGTCAGGGCCGTGCCCACGTACAGCGACAAGCTGGGTGATTGGTCGGCTGTCGTGGTGGCCACCGTGGAGTCGGATACGACGCCGTGCTCAGTGCCCTCCAAGCCGACAGTCTTATCCAAGCTAGGCGTGGTCACCGTCCACTGGGACGGCAAGACCGCTGCCGGCGCGCGGATGGAGCCTGACTTCGACCATATCGAGGTGGGCGAGGGCATCAATGCGGATGGAATGCAGGTCATCAGCGCTACCCAGTCAGGGCAGGGCGATTACGTCATCACCGGCCTGACGGCTGGCTCACAGCACTCTTATGCGTTGCGGTCCGTGGACCATGCGGGCAATAAGTCTGACTGGTCTGCGATTGCCACTGTGACCGTGGCTTCCGCCGTCTCGCCTGATGAGGTCAAGCAGATTCAAAAGGATTTGGCTGACAACCAGACGGCACTGAAGGACAATACGGCCAAGCTGACGCAGGCGCGGAAGGATATCGCCGCGAATCAGGCCGCTCAGTCTGCCACGGCGAAGGATCTTGAATCCGCGAAGTCTGACATCAGGTCGAACCAGTCGGCCATCGGCACGGCGAACGCCACGTTGCGGGATAATACGGCGAAGCTCGATCAGGCGCGGAAGGATATCCAAGCCAACAAGTCGAATTTCGACACGGCGAATCAGACGCTCACGCAGGCAAAGGCCGATCTGTCTCAGGCCCGGAAGGACATCGCGCAGACCAAAAGCGACCTGACCACCGCGAATGGCGAGATCAGCAAGGCGAAGGAGTCGGCCGCTCAAGCGTATGCCGAAGCCCACTCGAAGAATCACACTTTTCGTGGGCCTGACGAGCCGAAGGACAATCTGATCGTCGGCGACCTGTGGCTCAAGACGCAGAAATATTGGACGAGGTGGAAAGGCGAGAAAAACAACTCACCGAGCCTCTTGGCCGACTTCTACACCTACTGGACGGGCGAAGCCAATAATTCTCCTTCCGTGCTCGTGCCCTTGTCTGATCGTGTGATTGAGACGCTTGTCTGGGATGGTGCCGCTTGGAACCACATGGGCTATGCCGACGTGGAGCGCAATGCCGACGAAATCGCTCAGGCGAAGTCGGATATCGCGGATAATGCGGCTAAGACCACCGACGCGAAGAAGACCGCCGAGAATGCCGCTGCCGCAGCGAAAAACGCGCAGGGCACGGCTGATACGGCGAATGGTGCGGCGAAGACAGCGCAGGATACCGCCAATGCGGCTCAGACTGCTGCGAAGAGCGCCACCGCGACCGCCGGTCAGGCCAAGGACGCGGCCAATGCCGCCCAGACCGCCGCCGAGAGCGCGAAGAAGACCGCAGGCAATGCGGAGACACTGGCTAACACCGCCAATGAGTCCGCCAAGTCCGCCAAGTCCGACGCGGCTTCGGCCAAGACGGACGCTTCCACCGCGAAGACGGACGCGGCCAATGCCAAGACCACCGCCACGAATGCGTCCAGTGTGGCGACACAAGCCAAGGCCACGGCTGACAGTGCGGCACAATCCGCCACCGATGCGGCCAAGGCCGCCCAGAAGGCCAATACCGCAGCAGCTGCCGCCGCTGGCGTGGCTAACGGCAAGGCCGACGTGCTCATCCAGAGCACGGCACCGGCCACGTCGATGCGCAAGGCTTCGACCTTGTGGATTGACACCACGAACGGTGCGAACACGCCGAAGCGCTGGAATGGCAGTGCTTGGGTGGCGGTGACCGACAAGGCCGCTACCGATGCGGCGAACGCCGCCGTCAAGGCGAATGATGCGGCCAAGACCGCTCAATCCACCGCCGATAAGGCCGCTACCGCCGCCGCCAACGCGCAGTCTCAGGCGAATCAGGCTCAGGCCGCAGCGCAGAAGGCGCAGACCACTGCTGACGGCAAGAATCTGATCTACCGTGGCCCCGACGAGCCGTCGCATGACGGCTTGAAGCCGGGGGACATGTGGTGGAGGACTCAGAAGTATTGGACGCGCTGGAAGGGTGAGAAGAACAACTCTCCATCCATGCTTGCCGACTTCTACACCTACTGGACGGGCGAAGCCAATAATTCTCCGAGCGTTCTTGTGCCATTGGCTGACCGCGTGGTGGAAGTGCTGACATGGGATGGCACACGTTTCGAACCATTCGACCTCGTGGCCAATAATATTCTGGCTGCTGGGACGGTGGCTGCGAAGCATCTCGCCACAGATAGCGTGACCGCCGAGAAGGTCAAGGCCAATGCCATCACAGTAGACAAGCTCGCCGCAAACAGCGTGACCACTGACAAGCTGGTGGCTGACGCGGTGACCGCTGGCAAGCTGGCCGCGAACTCGGTGCAGGCTCGGAACATCGTCGCACTGGCCATCACGTCCGACAAGATCGCCGCCAATTCAGTGACCGTTGGCAAGCTCAAGGTCACCGAGGACATGACCGTGGCGCTCCTGAATGCGCATAAGATTCAGGCGTCCGACATAGCCGCCCTCGCCGTCACGACCGACAAGCTCGCCGCTGGCGCGGTGAACGCGGATAAACTGGCGGCTAATGCCGTGACCGCTGGCAAGATTGTGGCCGGTGCCATCGGCACTGACAAGCTGGCCGCGAACTCGGTCACGACCGCGAAGCTCCGCGTGACGGAGGACATGACCGTGGCGCTCCTGAATGTCCATAAGATTCAGGCGGGCGACATCGTTGCTGGCGCGGTCACGACGGACAAGCTCGCCGCGAACGCGGTGAACGCGGACAAGCTCGCCGCGAACAGCGTGAATGCGTCGAAGATAGTGTCCGGTGCGATCACCGCCGACAAGTTGGCCGCGAACAGCGTGACCGCTGTGAAGATCGCGGCTGGCACCATCACGTCCGACAGAATCGCGGCGGGCCAGTTCCGAGGCTACGTGTTCACCGGCGCCGTCTTCCAAAGCTCCGAGGCGGAGAACACGGGAATGAAGCTCAACAGCAGCTCGTTGCGGATGTGGGATTCGGCTCATAACCAGACCGTCTACCTCGACGGTGAAGGCAAAAGCAACCTGCTGACCGGCACGTTCCAAACCCGTGTGAGAGGGCATCGCGTGCGCATCAGCCCCGACTACCAGTCGTACATCATCGGAGGTTCGGAGACGTTCATTGGTGACGGATTGGAATTCCCCGCATACAACGGTTCCACCGCCTACTACAGTCATCCAGCCATCGCATCGGTCATCCAGTCGAATCAGGTCGGCTCGATGGGCGAACTGGACTTGTGGAGCGGACACGTGAGCAAGAACGATCCCGCCGCGTTCATGTCTCTCAGATCGAAGCCGCGCAAGAAAGGCGGTACCGGCAGCGGCGGCGTCACATCCAGAGTGCATGCCGTGGCGAACACGGATTACGACGAGCCGGACGAGAGCAAGAAAAGCAGCGCTTACCTCACTCTGTCCGGCGATAGCGCGAACGGTTCGGAGGCCTGGCTCGGAGCGCAAGACGCGAACGGCGAGGTCGGAGTCGGCGCGAACATCGGCACTGGATACCTGCATCTCGGCGGCTATCTTGGCGGCATCACGAACCGTTTTACGTTCCATGCCCAGGCTGCGTGGAAGGCGTGGTATCCGAATTCCGGCTCGAAGATTGCGGCCGGCGCGGCAATGCAAGTCAACTGCACGTTCAGCCCGACGAAATACGGCCGCTATTACGTCGTCGCGAACGCAGATTCGCAATGGGCGGGCATCATCGCGCACCCATGCAACACGGGCGGACAGAGCGGCTTCCAATTGAAGCTTTACAACGCCGACCAGCCTTGCCCGGTCGACGTGTATGCGGAATACCTCGCCTATCTGGTCAAATGATTGGAGGGAATGTTGTCAGCGACTTTCGAAATGGATGATAACAGTGGGCTTTGCATTATCCGCTGTAATCCGCCCATAAACGGGTCGGACAGCTTCGTCTTCGCACCTGACGTGATTGCTTCGTGGAAGGCTTTGCTTGGGCTTGCTTCGACTCGTGAGGCGATCGCCGCGATCATGCAGGGCAAGGAGGACACGAGCCGGTACGACCGCGCCACCGGCAGGGGCGTGTGGACGGGGGCTTACGAGGCCTTGGAAAGCGCGCTGAATGATTCCGCCACCGGCGTGAGCATGCTTGCGGCTGATGGGGAAGTGTTGAATGACCCGCTGACCGCCGCGCGCAATAAGGCGCGTGAGGGCATGAGTCTGCCCACCATGTCGAATGAGACGGACGCGAATCTCATTGCCACACTGTCCGTTGATGACTCCGATGAGGAGCCGTCGAGTGGCATTGACGTGACCGTGACCAAGGACATTGAGGGATTGGACGATTTCCTCAATGACGAGTCCAGTCAATCAAATCTGGACGAGTGCGAGGAGAGATTCTATGAGTCCCTTATGCCGAGACCTCAAAACCAACAGAATTAAGGAGATTGATTATGGCCGATGAGACCACTGAAACCACCGCCGATACCACTACTGCCGTGACGCCATCTGAGCCGTCCGGCGTGCTTGACTTGCGTCCGCCGAAGGAGTCGGTGCGCGCGGAATTGTGCCGTTTGGGATTGGAGTTTTCCAGCACTGACGGCTCGACCGAATCATGGAGGGATTATGCACGTGGCGTGCTTGCCACCTTCGATGATTCCGGTGCGTCCGTCACTTTGACGGACGTGAAGACGAATCTCGGACGCACTTTGACGCTCGACGGGCTTAAGGCCGTTACGCGCATCGATACGATGACCGCCGCCGACTAACCCGGCATTCCAATTTTTTCAACCCCTGCAATCCACACGGATTGCGGGGGTTTCGTATTTAAGGAGACATTTTGACTCAGATTCCAGCCGACGCGAACGAAGTCATCGACTCTCTTTCCGCGCAAATCGGCACTCTCACCAAGCAGACCGCAATCCTGACCAGTCAGCTCAACGCGGCCATGAAATTGATTCCCGCCGACGTGCTCGAAAGCGTGAAGGGAGACGAGAATGCAGAGGATTAACCTGTGGCCGAACCCAAAGTTCGACCCCACCGGCTTCCATGTCGTCAAAAAGGGCGGCGACATATCGAAGTACATGACCGATGGCACGCTGGCCAACACCAGAGGCGACTACATCGACCTGCCTTTCGCGTGCGAGGTCGGCGTGGAATACGTGTGCACGTGCAGGATCGTCAGCAACGATACGACGAATAAAAGCATCCGCATCTTTTCCGGCGGCACGGTCGAATACCCAAGTGCCCAGACGGTCGGGAAATATACGATCCGCTTCACCCCGACCGCCCATGACACGCGCCTGGCCATCCCCTCCGGTATGGCCATCAGCGAATTGAGCGTGGAAGCCGCCGACACTTACGATAAAGCCGTGGGGGGGGGGGGCTTCCGGGCTTCTTCTCGGGGGACACGATGCCACGCGATTAAGGCGGTCCGTCGGGCGGGTGATGTCCGATGATGGTCACGAACCTATGCACGAGCCCATCCTCGACCATCACCCTGAAAGCCGACAAGTGGGTGAATATCACGACCCTTCCGAGCGTGAATGGGGCGACATATCAGATCAGCGTCGAGGTGAACGTCACAGGCGGCACTATCTCGATAATCGGAGCGGATGGCGACATCAACGCAAGACAACGTGTCAGCTACAAGATGATCATCAACAATTCCCATCCGATATCAATGAGTTATCACGTCAAGTCAGGCAGTCCGACCGTCACAGTGACGAACATGCTCATCTGCACGTGGGACGAATACCAGGCGAACAAGACCCTGCTCGACAGCATCGAATATTTCGACGGGGATACGATGCCGCGCGCCTGACCCTCGCATTGGGGGTGGTGGCATGAGTGTCATCACGAATTATGCGTCCAGCCCGCTTGCCGTTTGCACCGTCAATGGTGCTGGCCGTAACGATTTCCCAGACTGGAATGTCACTAATGATGCGCCAGCCAAGCACGTCGTGAGCGCCAGAGTCGAGCTTGTGTCCGGCACTGGCACGATCAGATTCGGATGGGACAGTGATCACGTGCTTGATAAGACGGGACGTCTGACAGCTTATCCGGGACAAAATATTTTCCCTCGAATCACGGTCATCACCACCGGTGATGCCGTCTGGAAAGTCAGCCACGTTATTGTCGCCTCACAAGCGGAATACAGTCAGCTGACATCAAAATACGGGCTCGGTTATTTCGATGGCAGCACTATGCCAAAAGATTAAACGATTTCAAGGAGATGTGATGTGTTTCAAACGTTTCTAGCAGGGTTTGGTGGCGTGGGCGGCGCGTGCGCGGTCATCACCTTGTGCCTCAAGATTTGGCCGGGGGCGCTCGAATCATTGGCTACTGGGCTTTACGCGCACGTCAATCCCGAGCGTTTGCCGTATAACAGCGTGCTTTCCCAGCATTTCGCCAAAACCCGGATGCTCGGGGAGCGCACCGAGAAATTCGACGACCGCATGGACGAGCTATGCCGTGACACGATAAAGAACACGATCATCAGCCTGATTTACGGAGACCAGTCACACGACCATTCCGAGGCCGTCCGATACGAATTGGCGAAATTGGAGAAATTGGACGCGCAGTGCTGGGTCGTCAACGCCGCCGAAAAATATTTGGAGGACCGGCAATGACCCACCTCGCCATCGCGGGAGGAGCCTACCTGATTCTCCTCACGCTCATTCTGGTTTTCAACCACAACGCCCACAAAAAGCGTTGATATCGATTTTCACAACTGCAAGGCCATCTCTTCGGAGGTGGCCTTTTCTATTGCCCCGAATCGGGGCGGGAAGGAGGCCGTCATGGACGAAGTGACCATGACGCCGGAAATGACACCGCAGGGCGACAGCATGCCGCCCACTGACATCCCGGTCGTGTCCGAAACGGATGCGGCCAAGGCCGTAGAGGGATTGGAGGACTGATATGGCAAGCGTAAGCACTTTCATCAATCGTATGCGCTACTGGTGCGCAGTCGCCAATCTCGGCTACAGCCAGTCCGACCGTTGGAATTTCAACCCCTCGGGGGGTAATTGCGACTGCTCCAGTCTGGTGATCCACTGTCTCAAGGAGGCTGGTTTCGATACCGGCTCGGCCACCTACACCGGTAACTTGTCCGACAATCTGACCAAGCGCGGCTGGAAGCGCCTGCCCGTCAACGGCAATCCGCAGCCGGGCGACATCCTGCTCAACGACGTGCACCACGTGGCCGTCTACCTTGGCGGCGGCAAGCTCGCGCAGGCGTCCATCTCCGAGCGTGGCACAGCCTACGGCAAGGCCGGGGACCAGACCGGCCGCGAAACCAACATCAGGGGCTACTACAGCTACCCGTGGAACTGCTACCTCCGCTACGGCGGCGGCAACACCTCTTCGGCATCCACCGGCGCCCTAGCCGTGGACGGCAACGTCGGCCCCGCCACGGTACGCCGCTGGCAGCAGGTGATGGGCACCGCGGTGGATGGCATCATCAGCGGCCAGCAGGTGCCTGACGGCAGGACCTACGCGCGTCCGGCCATCGATTCGAGCGTGGTGCGCTACGGGTCTGGCGGCAGTGATCTGATCCGCGCCGTGCAGCGTCGCCTGGGCTGTGGTGTTGATGGTCTGCTTGGCCCTGCCACCATTCGCGCCATCCAGGCGCACTACAGCCTGGCGCAGGACGCATCATTCGGTCCTGGTACGGCTCGCGCACTCCAGACAGCACTCAATCAAAACCGATTCTAAGGAGAGATTCATCATGGCACAGCATGCCGCAGAAACCACGCTGGAAACCACCGTCAATAATCTGACCAACGAGCGTGAGGACGGTCAGGACAATCAGCAGCCGGGCGTGTACAAGCCGGTGTTCAACGATGCGGTGCGCACGATCATCTATGTGGCTTCGCTCGTCGCCTCCATCGTCGGTCTCGGATTCATGATGTTCGGCGACGCGCAAGTCGGCGGCTTCATCAGCACGGCGGCGGGCTTCATCGCCTCCGGTTTCGGCGTGGCCTACAATCCACTCCGCAACATCTGACAAAAAAATAAGCGTTGCATGAGATTCATCTGCAACGCTTACAAAAATCAAACTGAACCTGCTGGTACATGCTAGGAAATTGCCCCTCTCTCAGCATTGCTGGGGGAGGGGCTTTTGTTGTTCGGGGGCTTGTTCCGTGGCAACATTTTGGCAACATTTTTTAGAAAACGACGTGATTTTCGTAATCTCGATAAACATCGGCAACAGTCGCAACCCGTTGGAAATAAAGGAAAAGCCGCCATTTCTGGCGGCTTTCAATCCGTGGAGATGCGGGGAATCGAACCCCGGTCCGATGACCGAACCCTCAGTCTTCTACGTGCGTAGTCTGCT